CACCCCTATGACCTGGTGGAAAGTATTTCTCATCGGCTAAAAAAACTTTAACTCCGATCTTATCAAGGGCCCCGACAATTGAATCAAACTCAGAAGCGACATTACTATAACTATCACTAGGATAATACTTTTGAATGTCTCTAATTGATCTGACTTGTTGAATATCATCAGTACAATCTCCGAGCAACATACATCCCATAGAATCATATGTCTTCCAACCCTTCACTTCAGGGTCAGCCATCACTGGAGTAGCAAGAACCACTGATGACAATAATGCAGCAAATAATTTTTTCATAATTTTTGTATGATAAATGGGCTCTACATATACCAACCAACTAAGGTTGTCCTGTTTCCAGACTTTAGAGGATTCACTCTATGTAGTTTGTCTGAAGGGAAGACAATAAAGTCTCCATAATCAAACTTTCTTCTGTATATATTACCATTACTTTCCTTTATTTCAAACTCTGCACCAGTATAATCTTTCTTATAACTTAAACAATATACAATGGAAAGTTTCCTATCACCTACACTACTTGTAGGTTCAGAGTTATCTTTGTGCCAACCATAAAAATCTCCCTCACCAATGTACCTAGTGTATTGTATACATGACTCCCATTCATGTTTAAGGTCCATCTTCCACTTCATATCATTAATATACATGATAGCGTTTCTCAGTCCTTGTTCAATAAAGTTGACTTGACTTATACTAATACCTTTGGTCTTACATTTTCTAATACCAAGGTTTTCATTCCCATCACTACCAAGTGCACCAGGATCTAGGGTATCATCATCAGGAAAATTTCTTTTACAGCATCTTAATACTTCATCAGAGGCCTCAACAGATCCAAAGTTTCCTACAAAGTAATCGTCAGTTAGAATTTTGAATGGTTTCATTCTTCTTTGTTCTAAAATAAAGTTTGTAGTATCTCTTCTTCATCTCATCAAGAGTATTCATATCATCCTCAAATCCCATATACTTAAGGTGTTGATATGTACCTTCCATCTCACTAATAAGCAGAAGGAGATTCGTGGTCTCTACTGGACGACCACCAAATGAATATTCTGGAAGACTCATAAAAATAAAAGACAACAGGCTCACTAGGAATCGAACCTAGAATAACGCTTTAGAAGAGCGTAGTTATATCCGTTTAACTATGAGCCCTAGTGGTAGTTCCTATCGCCGCTAACCCTGAACTACCAAGGGGGTCACCGCAGTGGTCTCTCAACCACCCTTATAATATAGACTACTTTGAGGTCTTTGTCAAGGTCTCTGAGTGGATCATTTTTTTGACATACTCATACGAATAATGTTCCCTATGACCTTTGATACCCCATCCCAACCAACGATAGGCAGATCTCATATAATCACGAACAGTTTGTCCACCACCTTCAAATACTGGAAGTTCTTTCTGAAACTGTGGTTCATTAATCATCCATCTAACCTGACATTCTAGGGAACTTGGATCACAGTCAAACTTCCTTGCAAAATTACCAAGTCCCCTATAACGTCCAATAGAAGTCCATTGAATCAAACCAAATCCACCAGAGAGACATTGATTATAAGAAACTCTTGCTCCACCTTCACAGATATTTGAGTGGAAGTTAGATTCTGATTTAATGTTACCCATGATTGTTGCCAATGCATTACGGTCATCAATCAAAGTTAGTTCTTGAATTCGTTTAAGAACATATTGTTCTGATGGGTTACAGGTGGGACAGGTCCAGGTTTTTTCTACCTTTACCAATTCCTCTGTAGGTGTTTCCTCTACACCTTCTACGGTAGGAGCAGTTCCTGTAATGTCATTAAGTTCTTTATCAAGGTTTGTTGATGCCACACATGCTGTAGTAAGGGTAGTGACACTAACCAACCCCATAAAAATTTTCTTAATCATTAATCCAAATCAGTTTACTTGTTAAAATAATCCTTGCGGTAGTACCGACCAAGAATGTTAGAATTATAATACAGAGGAGTCTCATCTGTCAACTTTTGTGATAGGACCTCGTTCAGAAACAACTGACGGGTCTCCTCAAAGTTTACCTTTCCCAGTGTTACATGGAGTGATATGATCTCTCTACTAAAAGATTCCTTTCCATACTTTGTAAGATCGTCCTTAAGCTCTGGACAACTTCCGTAGTATTTTTTCCAGTCACTCTCAGTTGTAACTCTTCGCCTTGACTTGTTTTTAACTGTAGCTCTAGGCTTTCGTTTGGACCAGAAATACTTTCTACCGATGTATTTTCTACCATTCTTGAGGTTTGTAATCCTATAGACAAAGCCGAAAGAATCACCAATATCCTCAGATAGAAAAGGTTGTCCTTGAAACAACCACGGATTTTCGTAATCACACACATATCCATTGTATCTGGGGTATTTAGTGGCTCCTCATGGAACCACCAATCATCCTGCCTCTTGGCCTTAGCCTTAGAGTTGGAATCCTGAGAACGTGTCTTTTTTGACATCTTGTTTAATACCTCCAACGATATAGCTCTCTACCTCAGTTTCTTGAGGAGCAACTTGAAGACCCTTAGAAGAGATCCAGTGTTGTGTCCAGGGAAGAGGATTGTTCTTGGCAGCAACATCATACACGGGTTTCAAACCAATAGCCTTCATACGACGATTAGCAATCCACTCAACATATCTTTGAAGAAGAACATCATTCAGACCGATCATTGATCCATCACGGAACAGATAGTCTGCCCACTTCTTCTCTTCGTTTACAGCACGGTCAAACATTGCATAGACCCACTCCTGTTCTTCCTTAGCAATCTGTTTCATCTCAGGATCATCACCATCTCTCCACTTGTTCAGAATGTTCTGAGTAATGGCTAAGTGTTGGTTCTCATCTCTTGCAATTAGTGAAATGATTTTGGAAGATCCTTCCATGAGCTTAAGTTCGCCAAAGGCGAAAGAACAAGCAAAACTAACGTAGAACCGAATACCCTCAAGAATGTTAACGTTTGCAACTGCTCTATAGAGTTTTCTTTTGACATTTTTAATATCTTCTTTTGATACATATGTGTCACGGAAATCTTCTTTCCACATATTACCGTTACCCCATTGTTGGGCACTATTAATAAAGTCATCATAGGATTCAGTAACACTTGATGCTCTTTCAAGAATACGTGGGTCATTGATAATATGATCAAAGATAACACTAGGGTCAGAATACACATTCTTAATAATATAGGTATAGGAACGACTATGGATCATCTCCATAAATCCCCATACTTCCATACAAGCTTCCAGTTCAGGTAAGGAACAGTAAGGAATGAATGCCATACCAGGACCACGACCCTGAACAGAGTCCAACATAATCTGATACTTCAGGTTAGAAGTATAGATATGTTTCTGTTCTGGACGAAGTAACTGATAGTCTGCCCTATCTTTCTGGAGAGAAACTTCCTCTGGTCTCCAGAAATAACCAAGTTGTTGAGTTGTTAGTTTCTCAAAAACTGGATACTTATATGAATCGTATCTTTGTACTCCTAATGGTTTCCCAAAGAACATTGGTTGTTTTTTAGTATCAACCTGTTCAGTATTAAAAACCGTCATCCCTTGAACGGTATTGGTATCATTATATTTTTTACTTGATACGAAATCGTACTGCATTTACGCCTCTAGTCTAAATTTTACAGCTTTCACAATCGTCCTCATCGGACTCCATAATATCATTTAGGAGATTTTGAAGTTCAGGATTTTCTTCTGGTGCTTCATCAGTCTTGATATCATATGTATTCTGATAATAACTAGTCTTCCATCCCAATTTGTATGTTGTCAGGAAGTCTTGTGCCATTACAGATACTGGAACTTCATTGTCAGGATAGTTCTCAGGGTTATAAGACCAGTTACCACTGATGGCTTGGTCAAAGAACTTCTGCATCACTGCTACAACATTGATATAACCACGATTAGAATCCATGTCCCAAAGAAGAGTATAGTTGTTTTTAAGAGAACCATACTGTGGAACAATCTGCTTAAGCGGACCCTTTTTGCTCTTCTTAATGGACAGATAGTCTCTAGGTGGCTCAATTCCATTTGTTGCGTTTGACACAACGGAACTGCTTTCTGATGGCATCTGAGCAGACAGTGTTGAGTGCCTAAGTCCGTATGTGGATATAGACGATCGTAGACTCTCCCAATCATGTTGTAACTCCTGCGATGAAACTTCATCCACATCTTTTTTATATGTGTCAATAGGAAGGATACCGTCTGCATACTTCGTTCTACCAAAATATTCACAATGTCCTTTTTCTTTAGCAAGCTCATTTGAAGACTTCAAAAGATAATACTGGAAAGATTCTGTCAATCCATGAACGGCATCCCATGCCTCTTGACTATCGTAATTATACCCTAGTTTAGCGAGATAGTGTGCAAGACCAATGAAACCTACTCCAAGAGATCTACGGGCCTTTGTAGCTATCTCTGCGGCCCTTACAGGATACTCCTGATAGTCAATCAATTCTTCCAGACCACGAACTGAAAGATCACATAAATCTTCAAGTTCTTCATCAGAACGAATCTTACCAACATTAACTGCTGACAAAATACATAGAGCAATCTCACCAACTTCATCATCAATGTGTTGAAGGGGATAGGTGGGCAGAGTAATTTCTTGACACAGGTTACTCATATAAACCTTATCCTTGAAGGAAGAGTGTGAGTTACAGTGATCAATGTTCATTAGATACAAACGACCGGTCTCTGCTCTCTCTTTTAGAAGATCTAGAATTAGTTCCTGGGCACCGACAGTCTTTCTTGGAATAGACTGATCTGATTCATAGCCCACATAGCAATCGTCAAATGTATCAGTACCAAAAGCGTCATAGAGACCTGGTACGTCATGCGGTGAGAAGAGGCTAATCTCTCCATTCGCAATGAAACGTTCGTAGAAAAGTTTTGAAATTTGGATTGAGTAGTCAAGTTTCCTCACTCGATTGTCTTCTGTACCCTTATTATTCTTAAGAACAATAATGTCTTCTATTTCTTGGTGCCAGATTGGGAAGTGGACTGTTGCTGATCCTCCACGAATCCCATTTTGCGTGCAGCATCGTACAGTTGATTCAAACTTTTTAAGGAAAGGAACAACACCTGTGTGTTGAACTTCTCCACCTCTGATTTTAGCGTTGATCCCACGGATTCTACCTGCGTTGATACCGATACCCGCCCTTTGTGCAACGTATCTGCCAATAGCCATATCAGAGCTAAAGATAGAATCGAGGGAGTCATCAACATCAACAAGAACACAAGAAGCAAATTGTCTAAGTGGTGTTCTAACTCCCGCCATGATAGGGGTGGGGATGTTGATTCGGTGTTTGGAGATTGCGTTGTAGTATCTCTTGACATAATCGAGACGGGTCTCCTTTGAGTAATCCTGAAAGATGGTAAGGGCAATCATGATGTACATGAACTGGGGGGATTCAAATACCTCACCACTACTACGATCCTGTACAAGATACTTATCTACCACCTGGCGTAGACCAGCATAGGTAAACAACATATCACGATCATGGTATATAAAAGTATTTACCTTATCAATCTCTTCAAGAGAATACTTTTCAAAAATCTGTTTATCGTAATGATCGTTATATGCACACTTCTGAATGTGATCTCTCAGACTAGGTGCATCACCTTTCTTATTCTGAAAGACTTGTTTACGAAGAGTGAAGAGAAGAAGACGTGCGGCAACGAACTGATAGTTTGGATGTTCCAAATCGATCAGGTCACTAGCACTACGGATAAGAATATCTTGAATCTCATCAGTAGTGATACCATCATAGAACTGAATACCAGATGTCATCTCCACCTGTGATGCAGACACTCCAGCAAGGTCTCTACATGCCTCATCAACCATGAGATGCATCTTATCTAGGTCTAGTTTCTCTACATCACCATTTCTTTTTTGTACCTTGATACCGTTACTCATACTCTCTTCCAGGTTGTAAACTTAAGTTTTGCTTCTAATCCTTGATAGGTGTTCTTCTCTACCACCTCTTTAACATTATGACCACATAGGATCATATCATTAATATCTTTCTCCTTAATGTTAGATGGCCATATGACTATCCTTTCCCCATTATCAATTTGTTTTGAGATTCGATCAACGATTTGTTTGTTTCTTGGTTCGTTGTCATAGACGTATATGAATTGATAATCCAAAGTGCTGAGGTCAACATCACTACCACACATAGCAATAGCATTGGATAAGAAAGTGGAGTCAAATGGTCCTTCTGTAACATAAATTGGGTTCTCCTTGTCAATGGTATCAAGGCCATACACCTTGAGTTCATCCTCTTCCAACATAATGGTTAAGTATTTAACAGGGTTTGAGGAGAGTGCTCTTCCCTGAACACCAATAAGTTTGTCATCCCTAACAAGAGGAATCACAATTCTTTTCTCACCATATTTGGTATTCGCAAATGTCCCTGGTTTCAGAGTATTTACAAATACCTGAAAGTTTTCTGCATAATAAAACTTCCCATCAAAGATGGCTCTATTACGGAGATACTCTTTTGATATATTAACATCAAAGGCATTAGGTAAGTCAATCTTTACTTTTTTCTTAAAGGTTGGTTTGGAACTCTCCACCCTTTTAAAGATATCTTTTGGTTGTTCTACTGGATAATTCTTCCCAGTATGATTACCTTTAAACTTCTCAAAAATATATTCTTTGTGAGTAGGTTCATCAAACTGTTTCAGGAAGTTATTAAATGATATGTTCAACCCACAGTTATGACACTTGTAGTTGGTATTATTCTTAACACGGTAGAAGTACCCTCTAGCCTTCTTCTTATCCTTCTGGGAGTCCCCACAGATAGGACAACGACAGTTATACAGGTTTGGTTTTATCTTCTTGAACTTTTGGAGTCTTGATGATATAAGTTGAATATATTTGACATCAATAAAATCCATTAGTCGTTAGGAAGAACCTCTTGACATTGTAGTGGATATGGGTGGTGGTGTCAACATGTTCTGCATCATTGGTGATACGATGAATGACAGGACTGCTAATCCACCAACTGCCATCCAGACACGTTTCTCTAGTCCACGTAGTCTTTGCAGCACACTGTCATGATCGCTGTCCATTTTATCACGGAGTTTGTCAATTTTTGCAAAGAGTACAACGTCAACTTTTTCTTGTTTTGATATTCGCTCTTCATGAACAGCAAGCATCCTGCTAACTGATATATTTACCTCACTTAATTTCTCTATTGCACTGTCTAATTTGACAATGATAGGTTTAAGATCGTCTAACTTTTGCTCAATTAGAGCTACCTTTACCTGATCCATTGAAGGGTTTGAAGTATGGATTAAAATCTAATGCTTTTTTTCTAGCCTTTTTATCAGTTCTCTTCTGTTTCCTATCCATCAAATCTTTGATAGCCTTTCTAACATATTTGTTTCTACCATCTAATTTCATAACGGGGTCATAACCAGCAGTAGGACCAGCAGCAGCGGAGGAACCACTAAATCCACCAGATCCCCCAGGAGGATTTGCCACCATGCCTTCCTCATTGACACTGAACTCATTATACATTGCTGAACGAAATGCATCTACAAACTTATCAATCTTGTCCTTGTCCATTAGTAACTCTCTCTAGTTCTTCTTGACACCTTTGATCTATCTCAATATCATGAATATAAGTGTGAGGATACTCAGGTAATTTGTCCATAAAAACAATGAATGTCTTTACAGTTGTCCACAGATCTCTTTCAATTTTATAAAACAACATAGGAGTAGCGGCATCACCAAAGATATTATACAATATGATAAAGTGATTTATCAGTAAGTGTATCTTTAGTTCACCGCTATTCTTATATCTTTTCAGGAGTCTCTTAATATACTTGAAGTGATTCAAGTCTTTATTAAAATCCTCCTTTGTTAAGGCCTGGGGATTTTCATAGTATTTAATGGCAAAGAGAAGGAAATTGCCTTCATTCAATTCATTGAAAATCATTAGTTATCAGGGAGTGGGGTAGTCTGTTCCGCCTGTGGTAATACCAGACATTGCAACCAGAGTTTCTTTCTTAACTCTCAAATTACCTTCATTATCAGTATAAGTTGTAACACCGACCCAACCACCATGAGTTAGTTCGTATTGAGTACCTGTTTCGGCTTCAGTGGAAGCTTCATTAGTACCGTACACAAATGCATCATACCCACCTTGTACTCTACTGACTGTCAGTGCAGCTCCAGCGCTAACGGTAGCAGCTGCACCAATAGCACTTGCAAGAGTCAGTTGTGTATCAGTTACAACAGAAATTGAAGTTGATGAGAACGTTGGACCCTGAAGACTATCTCCAGCAATAATTCCCTCAGCAGAAGTTACAGGAATCAATGTGGTTCCACCAACTGCTATAGCACTGGTTGAAGTATTTACAATTGCAAGTGAAGTTGCGTTTGCTGCTCTTGTTTCACTGTAGGTATTGTCAAGAATAGTATACTTTGGAAGTTGTGATACTCCAAATTGAGCACCACTAATAGCAGCACCAGAAAGACCTGCTGTGGAACCAATAGTACAACTAATCGTAGAAGCAATCGAAACGATTACTGCATCACCAAAGTAAGTAGTTGCCTTAGTACCAAAACGGAGTACATCACCCTCTTGAGCAGATCCAGTCTGACCAAAAGAAGTACCGGTTCCAGTAACAACACCAGTACCATAATCTAGGACGACAGCACCTACGCTATCTACATTGTCATTATTTCCCCAAAGTGCCATGTCTTTTCCTAATAAACTTTGTTAGATAGAAATATTTATAAAAACTAGAGAGACTGTATCTCTCCAAATTTTTACTCTTCTCTGGTCTTGATTGCCTTGGTTACAACTTCAAGAAGTTGGTCATCCATATCAGTCTTGGTCAACTTAACTGCTTTAGCAAGAATAACAAGACAGATCTCAACCATCTTCTCACCAAGTTCTTCATTGTCAGGAATTTTATCGACAGCATCAGAAATAATTTTGGATGCAAGTGGAAGTAAGAATGCTAGCATGATAAACCTCATTGGGTATCTATACTCTATATATCAATCACTCTCTCCTGCACGTGATTTTCCAACAGCATCATTCATCCTTTGTTGTGAAGTTCTTGTGTCTTTAGGTTTTCTTGCTGCATTGGCCTTAGCATCACGTTCATTTCTCTTGACACCATCACCAGCTTTGTAAGTCTTACGGGGATTCTCTTTCCAGTATTTTGCAGATGCTTTCATCTGATCAACTACACTCATGGCTTCAGTATTCAACTTGGCCGCAATCGCCATCTCACGTCTTTTTTTCTTTGACTTACCTTTGAACTGAGGTGCATCAGACTTATAGAAGTCGTCAATAACATCTCCCATATCAGCCTTTTTCATGTCCAACTTCTCATCAAGTTCTGTGACCTCAAGAAGTGTTCCACCAATTTCTTCAAAGGCTTCCTTCATTGAAGGATTAATTGTAATTTTATTCTTTATCTTCTTCTCAGTAATCTCTTTCTCAGAATCAGTCTCAGTCTTTGGTTCCTGTTCAGGAATACCAGTAACTTCAATCAGGTCTTCTCTCCAATCCGAGAACTTATTTTTCCTTTTCATGAATCTCAGAGATTTCTACTTTTGTATCTATTTATGAATTCCTTGATATTTGTCTTAGGGCCTTTGTAAGGTTTTCCACCAGGTTGAAGATTGGTCTTATCTCCTTTCTCAAAACCAGGAGTCATCTTGGAAGCATACTTAAAGTAACCAGGACTTCCAACACGGGTATCAGGTTTCTTCTCTTCATATTCACGGAGATCACGAATCCAGGACTTAAACATAATATTATCTTCTGTCACACAGATAAGATAGTTAGTTCCTCTACGAACAATCTTACCTACAAATCCTGTATTCAAATTCTCTACCAACTGATTAATCTTAAAGATCTTACCAGTCACATAGTTCTCTCTTAGGTTCTTCCAATCAAACTTAGGAGCAATTTCCCATAGACTCCAGGATTCTGTTTGAACCTGCATTGCTTTACGAACAGTGTTCATCATCTGTTTTGTTGCCGTATCATCTAAAGTATCAGGAATACCTTTTCTGAAAGATTCAAAATCATTCTCTGTTGCAGCCTTTCTCATCTTAGAGGCAGACATACCAGAGACACCTTCTGCATCTTCATCTCTTTCTCCGGCAGAAATAGTTTCAATCTCTTCAAAATCATACAGGTCACCATTGTATTTCTGAGCCAGGTTATCAAACTCAGCAACACGATCAGAACCTACAACAATTTTAACATTAGAATATCCGTCATTACTTGCCAACTTCAATGCATCAAATATAGTTCTGATATTGTCATCATTGATAATATTGTCACTATGATCAGGGAACATCTTCTTCATGAGTTCTGTCTTCTGATCAGTATCTAAAGGGTTTTTCTTAGGATCAACTGATCTGGAAGGATAAATTCTCAGGTCACCATCACCTGAGATCTGAAGGGCGGCATCAAGAAGTTTCTTATGTCCTACAGTTGGTGGATTAAATCTACCAAACACTAGGGTTGCATTTTCTCCAGTCTTTTTACCATCTCCACCTTCTTCCTCATCACCACCACTTCTTCTTTCAGTAGGTTCTTCAGTTGATGCTCTCCTTTGTTGAGGAACTTCTTGTCTCTGTTGTACTGTGGGTTGTTGACCACCATCAGACTGAACTGATGATGTTCCTCTATCAGTAAACTTAAGTTCACCACCAACTGTTCTCGCAACAGTCTTACCTGCTCTATCTTTCCATCCACCACTACCATCACTGACTAAACCAAGTTTCTTGGCCTTCTCAGATACAGGTGTACTTCTTGCTTCTGTAATAAATCTAAAGAAACTTTTCATCTTTTATCAGATTCCATAGAAGTATTTATCATCAGATCATTACATCCTTCAGAGATCTCCTCAATGATTCTATCATCAATCTACCGTTTCTGACAGCCTCAGATAGAATTCTTTTGAATTCTTTATCTTCTAAGAACCGGTCCGCAAAACCACCATTTTCCTTCACATATTTGATCAAAGTTTTCTTTGCAGCCCCGTCATTCTGTTCATCAAAGGCCGCTTGACTACCCATTTCCCTTGCATCTTTCCATACTTGAGAGAGTTTTTCTCTTTCATCCTTATCTGCATCCATCAATGTGGACACAAATGCACTGTAAATCTTGTCATCCAGTTTACCCTGGTTACCTCTACCAGACTTTTTCTTCATATAACCACCAAGATTGAGTTTCTTGATCATCTCATATCCCATTCTACTCTTGACATTGGGTAGTTTTACACCCTTAGTCTTGGCGAACTTATTGATATTACTATTGATAGTCTTTGACAGTTGTCTATCATTGTTGGAGTACATATCAAACAATTTGGCAGTAGCATTATCTGAAAGATTCTCCCCCTCAAAGAATAAATCATTGACAAGTTTTCCTTTGTCATTAACAGTATTGGCCTGTTCGGTCAATGTGTCTCTCTCTTCATAGTCTTCATCAGTAAAATCCTTCAATCTCTCAACTTCAGTGTCATACCACTCATCCATATTCTTATCAACCTTGGTTTGGTTGAGATTGGATGCGGTTAGAACAAAGTTATCTACATTCTCTCTCTCACGTTTCATCTCATCTGTAGGAGGACCATCATCTTTATTATTAAAACCTCTCACATGTTCCAGGTCGGTTGCATTCAAATCTAGATCGGCACCACTATATGCATCTTTACCACCCTGTTGTAAGTATAGTTTGGCAACCATCAAACCACGAAGTCTACCATTGGCAACACCATTTGTCTTACCACTCAACTTACCTCTCATTTGATTACCATCTTTATCAATTCCAAGAGAGTGATCTGCATAACTATCAGAGATCTTACCAGCACCCATGAAATTTTTCTGTAGTTTGGTGGGTAGGGAATCAAAAAATGTCTCTACCTCTTCATCACTTACTTCAATTGGTCTGCTAGATTCCACAAACTCTTTGATGACTTCAGGACTTCCGTCACCATAACCATCCTTCAATCTTTTTCTATTGGCTTCCAAAAGTTCATAGTCAACTTTACCCAATGCATTCTTACCAGCACCAGAATTGACCCTACCCGTATAACTAAATGCACGTGTCAATGCATTGGTGAAAGCTTTCTGTTTATCTGGGTCTTCAATTTTACCTAATACTTCTCTCAATGTACCAAATTTCTTATCAGCATTTGCATTCTGTCGGGCAGTCATCTCACCCAATTTCCCTCTAGCTTCACCAGTGATTCTTTCTATACTGTCATAGTAATCTTCTTCTTCATCACCAGTTTCTTCTCTGTCTTGTGTGACCACATCATCAATAGTCCTGAAATCTTCTACATCCTTCTCTGGTTCTACTGGTTCTTGGTTTTCTAATTCTGCCTCCAGTTCAGCCTTCTCTTCGGCCTCTTTTTCTGCCTGTAACTGTGCAATAATATCAGATGCCTGTTGGGCAACTTGCTTCTTTCTTTCAGGACTTTGAACATTCTCTCTACCACGGGAGAGTTGTTTTTCAACAGTCTTCTGATCACCCGAACTTATTGCAGTTTCTGTTGGTCCACCAGGAACAACTCTATCCATCTGATTTGCAATAGAAGGAACTTCCTCTTCAGGTTGTACCTGTTGAGGAACATCTTTCTTGAATTGAGAAAGTGTCTTGGGTTCTTGTTCCTTAGGATCTCTTTCTTGTTTTTTAGGTTCTTCTATTTCTACGAAACGAGTACCATCAGTCCTATATCTCTTACCAGTCCTTGGGTCACCCCAAACACCTCTAGAACGATATTCGTAACCAAGTTCAGCCGCCATCTCAGAGGTTGTGGACTCCAGAAGTTTCCTAGAGTCCTTTAGATATTTAAATACGTCTTTCATCGGGACTCCGAGATATCAAACACTTAAACCAACAGCTCTCATCTGTTTCTTCATTTTCAGGGTGTCTTAGGTTGATTTAACATCTTTGTTCTTTTAGAAGCAAAGTTGTCCATTTTTATTTGTCTTTCACTTCTATTATCATATTTTGATATGCCTCTACTATGTCTGTCAATAGGTGACCCTGCTGGTGCAGCAACAAATTCAGTAATTTCATTTTCAACATCCCATCCATCAACCTTTGCATGAATGGCTTCCAGTTCAGCCTCAGAGAATTTTACTTCCTTATGTTGGACTTCCTCGTTTGCTTTGTTGAGAGTCTTAACGATTTTCTTAGAACGATCATATGCTTTCTGACGTTGATCATCAGTAACAGAAGGACTTACAACATCACGTCCTAGGTTACCTGCCTTACGGAACATTTTGTTCTTAGGAAGTTCCTTGTAACCTTCTTCTACTTCTTTCTTATCACACTCACAGGGATCTTTACCACACTTCTCACACTTACCTTTCTTACCCATAGACTTACCAATGGCCTTACGACGATTAGCAAGATACTTATCAGACTCATCCTCATCACCATCGTTATCGATGTCACCATCTTCCTTACCTACGGCATCCATCTTCTTCTCATAGATGGATGAATAAGCACCACTCCAATCCTGTCTGATTTGAGAGAACTCTTCAAGTTGAGGGTTCTTCATTGAACCCATCTTCTCCATATCCTTACGGGCCTTCTCGTTATTCTCTGCTCTCTTCTTCATGTTGGTCTCAAGGTAAGAAGAATCTTTTGTCTTCTTCTCAATCAGGGAAAGAATACCTTCCTTGATAGCCTTTCTCTCTTGAGCAATCAGGGCTTCGTGAAGTCTCTTACTACTACGATCTTCGTTGGAAGTATTGTGGAAGTTCTCTTGAATTTTCTTTGCTCTTCTATAACCAAGGAATCTTTCTACAGTATGACCGTTCTCAAGAGCAGCATCAAATGCTTCTCCAATATAGTCAATCTTTTGTGACTTAAGATCAGACTGACTACTCTTTAGGGCCTCACTCAAAATATCAGCAATGATATCAGAAGATTGTTCGATATCAAGACTAAGTTCAAACATCTCTTCCAGAATCTCTTCAGCAACTTCCTGAAGATCAGAGGAGTTCAGTTGGTTGAACTGCATATCAGAAATGAGATCTCTAGACTCACTCAACTGATCACTAACTTCAGAACTGTGTACAGCTGAATAAGCTCTGTACAGATTACTCATATCCGACATGGTTTTAGTTCTAACAACTTTCTATTACCATTATTTATATTTAAGAGTTTCTATAGTTTAGAAAGCACTTCTTTGTAAATGTTTTCTGCAATTACTTTCATCATGAGTGGTGGAACCATTCTACCAACTCTTTCAGATTGTTGAGAATATGTACCAGTCAAAACAAAGTCATCAGGAAGTGATTGGATACGTTTGAGTTCTGGAACAGTCAATGGACGATCTTCGTTCCAATGAATCAAACCACCACTGGCAGTAAGAGTTGGAGATGGTTTTTTTAAAGAGACTCTCTTTGTATTAAAACAATGTCCTTTAGGGTGATAGTCCATACCAGTCAAAACTTTATCTGGATTCTTGGGCATCTTACTAATAACATTTTTGTATATGTTACTACTCACCAACTTTTCAGTAAGAGTTTTAACATCTTCAGAATTATTCTCAACACCATCAATGATATCAGAAATTGTAGTTGATTCATTTGAAGGTCTGGGAAATATACTATTGACTCCAGTAATCAACATTCCGATCTTATCTGCAATATCTTCACGAACTCCGATAAAGATAAGTCTCTCCCGTCCTTGTCCCACACCATGATTTGATGCTTTCATCACTTTAGAAGTGACTAGATATCCAATTTCTGTAAATGCATTTGTAATCTTCGCATAGTATGTTTTAGCTTCACCAACAGTCAATCCTTTGACATTCTCTGCAACAATTACTTTTGGTTGAATGTCTTTTGCTATACGGATATATTCAAAAAACAAATCTTCAATATTTTCAACTTGTTTACCGTCAGAGTAAGTTTTTGTCTTTCCCCAACCATCAGAATGTTTACCACTAACTCTAGTAGTGTAGGTGTTTCCAAACAAGTCTACCCTCTCTTCTTCATAGATGTTATGACACATGGAACCTGCAACAGAGAATGCAGAACATGGTGGAGAACCATCGAGGATATCAAGTTCTCCTTGTTTGAGACCAGTGGCTTCAAGGAAGTCTTTACCTGTCAACTCCTTAATATCACCAGGTAAAATAGTAGTAGATGGATAATTCTCGGAATAAGTATTTCTTGCCTCTTCTACAAACTCATTGATACAAAGTATCTTACCACCTGCAAGACGATAACCAGTGGACGAACCACCTCCACCAGCGAATGTAGAAATAACAGTGAACTTCTGTTGAGCTTCACCATCATAGACATCTTGTAATTTGTAGGGAAGTTTCATGAGAACTGTTTCTTATAGTGTGTAGTGTAATATGTTTTTGGAGAATCTACAATGTCTTCGTAAAGAGATTTGATTCCCATACCGTCCTGAAATGCTACCTTCTTTCTATCAACAATATCATCAGGAAGTCGATACCTAAATGCTTCTTGAAGGACTGCCTTAGGTCTAGACTTACCATCCCAAACAATATTTTGAGGGAGACCAAGTGCAATTTCTACTAGTTGAGTATTCAAGAAAGGTAACCTACATTCAATACCGTACTTCATAAAGATCTTATTACATCTTGAAAAGTTCTTACGGTGTTGTGAACCAAAGAGTTCGATTCTATAGTCAGTCCAACCTTTATCCTTAATACCATGGTAACTCATACCATAGGATGCCCAGAGTTCGTCACTACCTTCACCTGACATAATCACCTTGAAACCATCTTCATGAATTCTTTTTGCAAGTTGAATACAAGGATATCCAATCTCTACTTGGGCCTTATATGGCATCTCAATGGTATTGATAACCTCATTAACATCATCGATTGTAGGTGGTTTAATTATAACTTCTCTAAGTTCAACTCCCAAATATTTAGCAACTTTTCTGGCAGACTTTAAATCTTTTGAGTTCTCATCATGGACTGCAGTATATGTCACCAAGTTTGGGATGTGTTTAGATGCGACTAGAGTTGTGATAGCAGAATCAATACCACCAGAGAGTAAACATGCAACAGGAACATCTGCAACAGTTCTTTCAAATGAACCCATCATAATGTTTCCACAAATCATCGCTTTAGAATCATTAAAGCTCCATGTAGAAGTATCTTTAATATGTTCTCTGATATTATACCAGTACCCCTCTTTTACAGAGTAATCAGATGAAACATTAATAAATGACCCAGGTTCCAACATTTTAACTGTTTGACCAATCTCACCCATTGCTAAAAGACCTTTGATCTCTGAACAAAAAGAGAATGATGGAAAGAGACCTGTAAGGAGAGAGTAATGAAGAGGAACTTCTCCATGACGGTCTCTCACAATGGTAATAGAACCATCACCTTGAGTGAATGCAATAGCAAACATTCCCTGAACTTTGTTCAGTCCTTCAATACCATACCTATCCAAGATAGCACAAAGGACCTCAGTGTCACCTGAAGTCTTTGTCTCAATATCCAACTCTTCTCTCAACTCACGGTAGTTCCAAATGGTACCATTAAAGATCATGGTAGTGTTACCATAAACAAATGGTTGATTTGACTCACTACTGGTATCAATAATAGACAAACGAACATGTCCAAAATAAACATTGTTCAATTGAATTACTTTTTGATTATCTGGTCCCCTATGAATAATAGCATCTAGACCCTCTTCAATTTGTGGGATATCAAACCCACCAATAATTCCACACATTACTTAATTGCAATAACTCCAACGAACTGATGATTTCTCCAGAAGATCTGACAGTCTTTGAAACCAGCTGACATGATCATATTGTTCAACTCCCACCAGGTATTAGGTTTCAACATGTCACGGAGTTGTTTCTCTTTATCCATAATTTGTTCGGCAGAGAAAGTCTTTCTCTTGTAATCATAATGGTTGAAGGTAAGAAGTTCTTGGAAGAATGCATTCTCACACATCAACTTCTCTGCAAAGATAAATGCACCACCTTCATTGATACCATTATAGATCTTATTGATAGTCTCTTGTCTGGTAGTCTTAGGCATGAACTGTAGAGTGAATAGTGAAGTCACCAGAGAACAGTTCTTGAACTCATAGTTAGTGACATTACCACGGACCCACTCTAACATTGCACTAGGGTATTCTTTACGAACTTCAATATGACGTTCTTCAAGGTCATCATAGAAACTACCAGCGAGTTCTACACCCACATAATGTGCATACTGACGATTAGGATTGTTACCAATAATCATCTTGGTAAGTTTACCAGTTGAACATCCAACATCAACGACTTTAGTATGATCCTCCACAAAGTATCGAGAGAACGATACAGTATCTTCCAGAAGGTTTGAATATCCACGAATACTATCGTTGATATGGTTATCAAATCCTTCGGGAGAATGTGCAAATGAGAAGTCGTATGTCATAAATTATTTTCCACTTGTGTCGTATTCTAACTGATCATCAATATGTTTATCAAGTGTAGCAATGATGTTACGGACATCAACAATTCGTGGGGGAATACAGGTAGGATCAAGAGTATAACCTTTCTGTTCTATAAACAGAGCCTGACGAATTACTGCTGCTTGTTGTAAATTTAATTCAAGATTAATCATACATCACCTTCCTTTCGGACTTCGGAATGTTTTACGGAAAATTCTCCACCAGGATAACGAGACTTCAGTTTGTCTACATTCATCTCAATGATCTCATCAATGGTCGTATCAAGACCCATACATGCTTGAGCAACATACCACATAATATCACCAAGTTCACGTTTCAAGTGAAATAGGTTTTCTTCATTCACAGGTTTACCTTGGAAGACAATCTTCTTCACGACTTCAGTAAACTCACCTGCCTCAGCAGACATTCCTACAGCAGCAGTAAACAATCGCTCGGTAGGAAACTCTTGACCTTCCAATTCTTGAAGACGATAGAGGAATGCTTCGTGGTCTTTACTTTGTTGTGAGGTGACGGCATTGACAAATTCAAGATAGGCTTCAGTATTTACAGTCATTAAAATTTAAATCCACTAAATGATTTTTTAGGTTTTTCTTGTTCCTCATTATTATACTCTTCTTCTTTACCATTGTCAAGAAGATCATCTTGTGCAGACTGCTCACAATCATATAGTCTCATCTTAGCACGATCAATACCCACAACAAAACGTCTATGGACAGAGTAATCGTTGTATCTGTTCTTCAATTGCTTTACAAGTATCTGTCCCAATGATTCCAACTCTTCAGTCGAAATAAGGGCAAACATAAGATCAGCAGTAGCAGGGAGACCAAAGGACTCAGAAGTGTCAGTAAGCTCAACATCAGAGCTACCATAACCAGAACGAGTGGTCTGAGTGGCAGATATGATAGGGACGTTTGCTTCGACAGCAAGTCCTCTAAGTTCTTCAGCAATTGCTTTAATATATGAATATGAATTGACAGTGCTATTTCCGCGATATCTTTCGGAAGAACATATATTAAGGTAATCAATGAAAATAATATCAGGTCGAAATGACTTCTTAAGTGCAAGTTCATTAAGAAGTGATTTGAAGTGTCCAGCATGAGCGGAGGCGGTAGGATACTCCTTAATAATTAGTTGACCTTGAGTCTTTTTGGCCAGGTTTGTAACCTTTGTTTCAAACATTTGTTTTGGAAGGTCAACAATCTCCTGGATATTTACATTCAGGAGGTTCGCGTCAATTCTTTCAGCAATGCGCTCTTCTGCCATCTCCATTGTAATGTAGAGAACGTTCCTCCCTTGGAGCAAGACGGAGCTAGCCACATGGCACATGAATAGAGATTTCCCGACACCCGTACCAGCAAGTGCGATGTTAAGAGTTTTGTTAGGGAGCCCACCTTTCGTGATTTTGTTAAAATAGTCGAGATCGAATTCAATTCTCTCCTCCTTCCTGTGATAAGACTCGTATCGTGATTCATAATCTTCAAGGTAATCGTGTCCTACATGGTTATCAAAACTAACTGCCAGAGCATCAGACAGAATAGATGGAATGGCATCTGGTGCCTTCTTGGCATCTCCTCCATCAGCAATCTGAATGGATTCAATCAAGGCAAGATAAATGGCACGGTCGCGACACCACTTCTCAGTAGTGTTAACCAACCAATCAAACTCTACAACATCGTCCTCAAGACAATTAACTACATGAGAAATCTGTTTATAAGAGTCCTCATTAATATCTCTTCTCTTTTCAATCTCAATATTGAGAATCTCTTTTGTAGGGAGTTCGTTATACTCAGCAGTAAAGGTAGAGATCTCGTCGAAGATTACCTTATATTTAGTGTCATCAAAATATTCTTCTTTAATGAATGGAAGAACTTTTCTCAAGTATTTTTCATTGTGTATTAGATTTTTCAGAACTAAAAATTCAACTTTGTCCATCAAGTACCGTAACTAAATTGTTCCTTTGCAATTACATCAAGTTTCTCCATCACCTCTGGTGTGAAGTAAATTTCTGGTTCTTTCAAGATGGCTTTAGCATATACCTTCTTACCATCCATCTCATAACGTCCTGCAACGTTCTTCCAAAGTCCACCCAATTCTCCCAACTCAAGTAGACCATAATACTTATCAAGACCACGTTCATCATAAAATAGACGAATAGTAACATCCTTGTTCTCCTTACTTAGACGCGACTTGTGAGTCTTAGCTTTGATAAGATTCCCAACCACTTCTGTTCCATCCTTTTCTTTCTTCTTTGAGAGATAGATGATTGTAGACGCTGCATACTTGAGGCCACTACCTCCTCCCATTTCCTTAGTTGGTACATAAGATCCGATGACATCGTAGGTGTGATTGGTTACAATCATTGGTATTTTGGCTTGACCCAGTTTAAGAGTCAACATTCTGAATGCCCCTTTGATCAATTGAGATTTTGTCATATCACGGACAAGTTTCTCATTGAGGGCATCAGTGATTTCTTTCTCTGTAGAAAGCATCCCCAAAGAGTCTAACACAAACATACAAGGTTTACGTTCATCTTCAGGTTTTTTTGAGTATAGGTCTACTGCTTTGAGCGCCTTACTCCTGAACTCCTCAATAGTAACAACATTGACTACAACCAGTCGATTCAGATCAATGCCACGACTTACTAGTAGTGACTTATTAACTGCTGCCTCAGTATCAAAATAAAGGCAATATGCATCGGGATTAGTATCCAAGAAGTTCTTGACCACTGCGAGTGAAAAGAAAGTCTTTCCAGTAGAACTTTCCCCAGCAATTGCAGTAATTTTATTACCAGATACACCGCCACCGATAGACCCAGATACAAGAGCGTTAAGAATGAACGAACCTGTGTCCACATATGTTTCAGTGTCATCAATCTCGCTTGCAAGTTTGGTGAAGTCATCTCCAATCTCTTTTACAATCTCTTTTAAAAAATCCATAAGTCATTCAAAAATATAATGTGAGTTTTGAGATTTAAACATCTCTACTTGTTTTTCAGTTTTAAAGAACTTAAAGAGTGTCGTATTTGAATGTTCTTTAAGTTGATACTTTACTTTAATCATCAGATTACAATTCCAATCTCTTTTACAATTTCTTTTAAGAAGTCCATGTTAGTCGTCTATGGTAATAATTTTTTCCCAGTAGGGAGTGCTGCCACTCACAATGTGTATCATTCTTGATAAAGTTTTAACCTCTTCAAAAGAGGATAAAATTATTGGTGGTCTGACAGTACAGTACCAGACTTTGTACATTATCCAAAGAAGGATTCTAGGTTTACAGTTTTCTCCACACTCCATCCAATAGCATCAAGAATAACCTTGAGAGGTTCTAAAAATGCCTTTTCAAATTGTAAGTCATAATCCACATATTGGTCAAGTCCCAACTCTGTTGGAAACTCTGAAATAAATGAGATCACATTCTCATGGATAATATTTGGTTTTTTAAGATAACAAAATTTAATCTTTTCACCGTTATTGATAAGTGAATATTTGTTTGTTAACTTCTTTTCTTTTATGTAGTGATTGAACAGTAAGGCACCACGACAATGAATAGGAGTTCCCTTTGAATATATCGTAGCATGTGCCTTATACTTCTGAGCATCAGAAACAGATCTAGGGAAAGAAATAGATTCAATAGGAAGTTTCTTGAAGTCACTTCTACACTTATCAATATACTCAATCACCTCATCTTCTGTTCCATTCATCATCAACTTGAGAGCATCCTTAATCATACTCCTACAGGGTGCTGGAGTGGATGACTTAACTGCCTCAATACCCATGATCTTTAGTTTAGGATCTTCATACCTAACTCCCTCACTATCCCACACATTCAGAATATATCTCTTCTTAGCAGTCCAGATTCCACGATCTGCAATATTCTCTCTCTTCATCTGCATCTTTTGATCATATGCATTCACATACGTCGCAAGATTTTGATAAGAGGATTCGATGAACGGTTCCAGTTTCTCTTGACAAACTTTATCAATGATAGAAACAACCTTGCTCGTATCGTTAACTTTATCACCAAGAAATTTATTAACAACAGGTCCAAAATTAAGATAGATTGAATCGGTGTCAGATGCGATGACATAATCTACATCTTCTGTTGAAAGTAAATTATTTAGATATTCATTCATATGGTTTTCAATCCAACGAATAGATGTCTGACCTGACATCGTAATCGCTTCTGCATTGGCAAGTTTGAAATACCTGAAGTAGGCATTACCAATTGCACCATATGCAGAGTTCAAACAAATCTTTCTCACCATCTGAAAGTTATTGAACTTGGCAATATCTTTGATGGTTTGTTCTCTCTGTCTACGTAGCACTGGATCTTTATTAGTCTTAAGTTTGGATTCAATATCAACCAGTTTCTGTTTAGACTTCAACATCTCCTTCTTGAATGCCTTACGTTCAGCATACATCTTCTCCATCAGTTCAGGCAGGAAACCTTTCACTCTATGATAAAGAGAACCATTTGATGTGATGGTTAGATTAACTTTTCGTAATGGTTCTAAATCTAAGGCCTCGTCAAGAAGTTTATTGACACTTATTTTTGTGGAAAGTTCTCTTACCTGTTTAAGTGATTCAAGTTCTTCTTCAATTTCTTTGTGGGTCATTTTACGAACATCTTTCCACATTTCAATTCTCCATAATTTTATTATGTTTCTTACGATTTTCACTCATAGTAATAATTTGTAAGTTGTCTTCATGATGCTTTCCACCTTTAGATATTGGAGTGATATGATCTACTTCATGAGGAATATCAGTTTCTTCTGTTAACCGTTTGGACTCACAGTATAATTCATTTATTTTTTGTTGATCCGCAGTTTCATCAAAAGCATCTCTTATCCTACATCTCCTACGAGCAGCAATAGAATTTAATACTGCTCTTTTATGATCCTCACCCAAATATCTAAATTTTGAAGAGCAAGAGTGAGAACAAAACTTAAGTTTCCACTTTTCATTTATTGCCCTAAATCTACTAACTACAAATTCGGTTCCACAATTTTCACAATAAAGAACTTCTTTTCTTTCTTTGTTTTTATTTTCTAGATGTTTAGGTTTTTGTAAGTTGTACTTTCTTATCTTTTGTTTTATAAGTGGATCAGAGCACCCAAAAAAATTAGCACATTCTTTACGACTTTTGTTTTCAACAATATAAAGTTGATGTAGTTGTTCTTGTGTTATATTAAACTTTGGTGTCATGTATTTTATTGTATCCACACATTATTATTTATGTAGTGAGGATATTCTATAACATGTTCTCTAATTCTACAATACGTTTATTGAGATCATCCATACTCACAAGAGTTTCTGGGGATATTGAATATTGCATAATTAAATGCGGATACAGTGAGTTCAAGTCAAAACTTACGACATAATCATATACACCTGGTTTAGGTTCCTTTACATATGCCCCAGCAAACTTTTCACTCTTATCAGTCTGTGTCTTGGGAGGAATAACAATATTCCTTTTCTTCAAATAGTTGTAGATAATGGTGTCCCACAATCTAACTTGGAACATTGGGTCACCAAAGTTTACCTTACCATCGTATGCCATGGTGATAACCAACTCAATCAGTTTCATCTTGTCTTCCATACGGTCAACAAGTTCTACGTCAACGATGTTGTAATCTACAAACTTCTTCCAGTTACCAGTGTAAAAGTCTTTGAATGTATCAAATTCAGAGTGGTCTAATTTCTTTTGACCAAGTTCAACCTCTGCAATGAAGTCCAGTCGATAAGACTCACGATTCACATAAGTAAACTTCTTATATAACTCCAGATAGTCTAGGTCAGTGATACCACCAATATCGTAGATATTAAACATACGACCATTGATCCAGGTCTCTCTCTTGGTCGCTAGACCCCATGGAGACAGGTTCCTAAGGGCCCTCTCACCCAGAACCCTATCGATCCTTCCACAGATATATGGGATGTCATATAGACGAGTGTTCCATCCAGTCACAACGTCAGGATAGTCATTCATCCACCAACTAATAAATGCACCAAGCATTTCTCTTTCTTCAGGATAATAATGATATGTCACATTATCCTGACTAGGGGTGTAAGGTTTTCTACCCCAAGTTGTAATTTTCTTAGTTGCATAATCCTGAATGGAGATGGTCAACATCTCTTCAGAACAATGTTCTGGGTCAGGAAATCCTTCTTCTGATGAGACCTCAATATCGATGGTCACAAGTTTCATCTTCTTGATGTCAAACTTGATCTCATCTTGAGGATACTTATCGGAGATATATTGATAGATATACCTCTCATTACCATAGATCTTGAAGTTCTCGATCTCATCATACTTCTTATAGAAGTCTCTACAATCCCTTACTGTTCCAGGTTGAATTGCCTCAACATATTCACCTTCAAGTGTTTTATATTTTGTGGGAACTTTAGATTTAACATACAGAGTTGGACGATAGTTGGTATCACGATAGTGAACTCTCTTACCGTCCTCATAACCACGAACAAGGAATTGATTTCCAATCATCTGTATGTTTGTGTAGAAATTCATTCCTTAAGTAAGTCCTCATACATCACTTTCAGTTTACTGTTAGGTTCCATAATTGTCAAAATCTTTTCAGAACTAATCATAAACTCATTCTGATTTGTGACATCAACAAACCATGGTGCTAGTGTCATTGTGCTGGCATCAAGAATAAAAGGTTCTATCAGTTTACAGTCTGGTTCACCCAGGTCTGATGATACCTCTTCAATCTGTGTCAGGATCAGTCTCTGATCCGTCAGTGACAGTAGTTTCAAGTTTTCTATTTTCATTTTTCTCTACTCCTTTTTCGTAAGCTTCTTTTAGTTCATCAATTGGTTCAGTTGCAGTGACAACCCAATCTGCAACAACAGGAATCATTTCATCTTTACTTAGGGGCATCCATGGAGTAAGTTGCATTCTAAACGGATGCTGTTTATCTCCCTTATGATCCGTATCTTGTCCAACCAATTTTACTCGACAAGGGTATCTAAGAAAATAACCAACCACTGTAGGTTTTTCCTCATCACCAACACACATCTCTTTTATGTCTGCGA